CGCGTTCAAGCGCGTGCGCTACCCGAGCGAGGTCCGTGGCTTCGCTCTTGTCGAGTTCCCAGGGGAGTGACGATGCACACACCTGAACCGCCGGACGTGCCGGACTGGACCGAAGAGCAGGCGAACGACGACCTGATGGAGGACGACGCGCTGCAGCATGCGCAACGCGTGGCCGAAGACAACGAGCCGACGTTCGCGGAAGAGGACATCTGAACGTGTGAACCCGATCAGCCCCGAGGCGATCGGTGCGTTCCTGTCGGGCGCCGCGGCGGTCATCAGCGCCGTCGTCTCGTCACGCGTCGCGCGCAAGCGTGCCGCCGAAGATTGCGAGCGCCGCATCCATGAGATCATCGCGGCGATCCACGAGGGCTACGAGATGAGGGAGGGACACCACGATGCGTAGACGGTTGCCGCAGCTTCTGCTCGTGGGCGCGCTCGCGCTCGCTGCCACCGCAGGCTTCTTCGCGGCGGGCGCCGCCGGGATCGGCACGCAAACCGCCACGACGGTGACGATCAGCGTCACGAACGGCGCCACCGGACCCGCTGGTCCGGCAGGACCACGCGGCCCGGCGGGACCGACTGGCCCGCAGGGCGCAGCCGGGCAGACGTGCCCTTCCGGCTACACGGAGGGCGTGCTCGTGATCAACCATCCCGGCGGACAGGTGTCCGTCTTCGGTTGCTTGAAGAGCTAAGTTAGACAGTCGGCCAGAGATCAAGTGCGGCATCGACGCCGAGCGCCGACGCAACGCACATGAACAGCCAGGCGAGCACGAGGACCGTGGCGGACGAGAGCAGCCACTTGTCCACGTCGGTACGTCGGATGCGGACGCGCTTGCCCGCGCGATAGCGCTTCAACCTGCCGGTGCGCAGGAGTCGGTCGATGGTGGCGATGCTCACACGCGCGTACACGGCGGCTTCGCGGCGGGTCAGCCACACGTGATCGTTGAGCGGGTACTCGTCTTCGGGCACAAGGAACCACTCCCTTCGATTTTCTGTGCTCTTTGCGGCGAATTGCGTTCGTCGCCAACGCGCGCCCCTCAAGCGGCGTCAGGCGCCATCAGTTCATATCACACGCCATCCACAGTCACCACCGACAACCACCTCAGGCTCTTGCGCACACCACTGATCACCGCCAACCTGCACCCGTGGCAACGGTGGAGCACCTGTACCTGACGCGCGAAGAGGCCGCGGCCCGAGCGCGAGTACATGTGAACACGATCGACCGTGCGATCAAGTCGGGTGCGCTGCAGGCGGGAGGATCACCCGGTGCGCTGCGCATCAAGACGGAGTGGCTGGACGCGTGGCTCGCGCGACCGCGGCCGAAGCGCAAGCCCACAAAGAAACGGCGCCCCTGATGGGGCGCCGTGTGTCGTTCAGCCGAGCGAACCTGCAGCGTCTGCAGGATGCGTACGCGGACTATCTAGGCCGCGCGCATCCCGGCACCCGTTGGGTTCCAGTCGAGCGCGGCGACGAAGGCGATGACGCCGACGCTGGCGGGGACCGAACCATTGACGACGAGCTGCGCGCGCGCCTCGATCGCCTCGCCGTAGCTGGCCGCAGGGCGCACCGCAACACACGCGAACATCAGGCTGATTAGGTGCCGCCGCTCGACCACCGGCATCGTCGGGTACCTCTGTGCCAGATCCGCGATGCTGATGGGCAGCGACAGCGACCGCGACGCCTGCAGCGCCTGATCGTGTGCGTGCTCCGCGTCGTTCAGCTGCGCCAGCTTCGCGTCGTGGTTCCGCTCGACCACGCGCCGCTGCGCCTTACTTGCGCCGGTGGTCTTGTCGAGCCGATCCAGCGCCGCCTCGTACTCGGCCTCGGCGTCGAGCAGCGCCGCTTCCGCGGCGGCAAGCGCGCTGTCGTCCTGCACGGGCCGCAGCTTGCGCAGCTGCTTCGCCGCGGCAAGCATCGCGTCGTCCACGTGTTGCTCGACCGCCGGTGCTGGCACGCTCGTCGGGTGCGTACACGGCTGAGCGTTCTGGCTGCGGCAGACGTAGTACCGGCGGCGCCCGCCGTTCGGGTTCGATCGCGCCGTGTGCACCATCGCGTATCCGCAGCTGGCGCAGCGGACGAGGCCGGTGAGCAGGTAGCCGTCAGCGTTGCGCGTCGGCTTCGTCGTGCGGATGCTGTTCGCGTCCTGCCACAGCTTCTTCGACACGAGCGGCTGATGCGCGTTCGTGTGCTCGTGGTCGCCGTTCCAGGCGTGCCCGAGGTACGTGCGCGTCTTCACGATCTCGCGCACCGTCTTGCCGCGCCACTGGCCCTGGATCAGCTGCCACTCGTCGGTCCGGTCGCCGTCGTCGTCCTTGAGCGCGCGCCGGAACGCACGCGGCTGGATGCCGTCCTCGTTCAGCAGCTTCGCGATCGCGTTCCAACCGTGGCCCGCCTTGCGCAGCGTGAACATGCGCTCGACCACCGGCGCCTCGTCCGGGTGCGCTACGAGCACCCGCTCGCGTCCCTTCCAGCTGCCGCGCCGGTAGCCGTACGGAACACCGAGATGCCGTCCCTCGCGTGCCACTGCGTTCTCGACAGTAGCGGCGAAGCCTTCGCGCTTGCCACCGACCTCGCGGGCGGCGACCATGAACCGCGCCGTCGCCATCATCTCGCCGTCAGCGGTGCGGCACGTGACCTCGCCGTCGCCGCAGAAGAGCGATCCGCCGTGCGCCTCGATGTCCTTGAGCAGCGTCAGCCCGTCCGACGTGTCACGCGAGAAGCGGTCGAGCGTGTACACGATGATGCCGCCGACCACGCCGTCGCGCACAAGCTGCAGCGCCGCCTGGAACTTCGGCCGCTCCAAGCTCGTGCCGGACAGGTTCTCTTCGATGAAGACGCCGTACACCTTGACGCCGTGCTGCGCCGCGAGCCGCTCGCACTCGCGCCGCTGCAGCTGCTTGCTGATGTAGCCGTCGCGGGCGCTGCGGCCACCGATGCGCGAGACGCGCAGGTAGATGACGAACGGCAAGTGCAGGTTGATCACGTTGCTGCGCTTGCGCTTGCGGGTTGTAGCCATGAGTCCTTGCCTCCTACGTGTGTGCCGGGCGGGATTGCCCGGCGGCAAGTTACCACAGTGGAACCCCGCGCAACGGCAGGGTGCGACTGTAGTAACGCCCACAACCCGCGCAGCCATGCGGGTTGTACAACACAGCTGAACCAGTCCGCCGCTGCCGCCGTGGGCGAGCCTGCCGTAACGGGCGCTGCGCAGGTTCTGCGTGATCCCGTGCGGCGGCGGCGCGCGGAGCATGAGCGCGTGCGCAAGCAGCTGCACCCGCGCAGCGGCTGCGTGCGCGTGCTCGGCCCGGACGAATGGGGCTTCGGGGACTGGCATGGCTGAGCCGCTGCGCTTCTGGTCGGTGACGATGCTCACGAAGTTGGCGCTGGGCGAAGGACCCGGCCTGATCTACTGGAAGCTGAACCACGCGGCCGAGTGTGGAGTGCTGCGCAGCGACTACGTGCAGCGGATGAGACGCGAAGACGGCGACGAAGCCGCGATCAAGTACGTGCGCGAAGCGTCCAACCGCGCGAGCGGTCTTGCGAAGGGACGCGGCACCGCCGCGCACACTGCGATCGAAGCGTTCGCGCTCGGCCAGTCGCTACCGCCGATGGACGCGCAGCATCTGCCGTACGCGGAGCAGTTCATCGGCTGGGCTGAGAAGCACCGCCCAGAGTTCCTGATGGCCGAAGCACCCGTGTACAACCCGCAGTGGCAGTACGCGGGCACGCTCGACGGGATCATGCGCTTGTACGGGCGCCGGTTGCTCTACGACGTGAAGACGACCGAGCACGGGCCGTACGCGCTTACCGCGGGAGGCAAACCGAAGCAGCGCCCGCCGTTCCCCGAGGTTGCGCTGCAGCTGTGTGCGTACAGCCGCTGCCCCGAGGTCGGCGTGCTCAGCGAGCAGCGCTACGCGTCCGGCCAGCGGTACTACCTCTACGACCAGGACGTGCCACACGAGCCGTTGCCCGAAGTGGACGGTGCGATCTGCATCGTGGTGTCCCCGGAAGACTGCTTCGCGGTGCCAGTGCGAATCACCGAGGACACCTGGCAGACGTGGCTGGCGGTGCTGCGCGTGGCCGCGTTCCGCGTTCGCGGCGCGCACGATCTGTTCGGCCCGGTGCTGCCCGATCCGGACCCGGTGACGGCATGACGACGCCGCGCACCGCACCGTTCTACCCGTGGGTTGCGATCCCCGAAGCCGACTGGAACGCGATGGTCGAGGTCGGCGCCGCACAGCAACGCCGGACGGAACGCGCACGACATGGGCTGGTCTACCGCAAGGACTCCAACTTCGTCGGGCTGTGCGGCGAGTGGTGCTATGCGTCGCTGTGTGCGCTCGACTGGTCGCCGGGCGGCTTCTACGATGGCGGCACCGACTTCCCGCACGTTGATGTGAAGACCGCGCCGGTGGAGCGGCGCGCATCGCACGTCTTCGCCAACCGCGAGAGCACTGCGCTGAACAAGGCGTCGCTCTACTTCCAAGCGGTCGTTGACCTAGAGCAACGGCTTGTCCAGCCATGCGGCTACGCAACGCGGGAGATGCTGAACAACGGGCGCGAGTACAACATGCCGTTCGGCGTGCGCCGCGGCGTGCACTTCTCGGACCTACTCACGGCCGATGAGCTACTTGCGCAGCTGCTCGCCGGGCGCGACATCAACCGACTCGGCGGCTATCAACCCGATCGGCCGATGGTCTGATGAGCGAGCCGCGGCAGTGCACGTTCTGCGGGCGCGCAGGTGTGCGCTCGTTCCTGCCGCTCGGCGGTGGCGGCTTCATCTGCAAGTACGCGCGGGCGTGTCGGCTGCGCCGCGACCGCTCGCTGCCACGGCGAAGGAAGGAGGCACGCGCATGACCACGCTGCAGTACAGCGAGACGCTGACCGTCGTGCACTGCACGTGCGGCATCGCCTACGCGATCCCGCAGGAACTCGACCGCCAGCTGCTCGACAAGAGGGCAGGCAAGAACACGTGGTGCCCGCTCGGCCATCAGTGGCACTACACCGGCAAGACCGACGCGGAGAAGCTGGCCGACGAGCATCGCCGCCATCAGGCGACGCGCGACTTGCTCCATCAGGAGGAACGATCGCATCAGGCGACGCGCGGCCACCTGACCCGTGCACGCAAGCGCGCCGCCGCGGGCCTCTGCCCGTGCTGCCACCGCAGCTTCCAGAACGTGCAGCGGCACATGAAGAGCAAGCACCCCGACTTCAACCCGGAGGCGAAGCCCGATGCCGACACCGATCATTGAGTTGCAGCGGCGGCTCGCGCTCGTCGGTGCCATCCGCGTTGGCGGCGAGAAGCAACCGAAGGCGCCCGGGCGCAAGCTGGAATCGTTCCGGCTGACCTCGCCGCGCAAGCAGCTGCTTGAGCAAGCGTCCGGGCTATACGGCGGCGGTAGGCCGTCCGCCTGGAAGGGACCGAACGGCGACGAGTGGCAGCTGTACACCGACGCGCCGGTGCTGCCCGTGCTCGTGATGCCGCACTACAGCCTGCGCCAGACGTACGAGTTGTGGGAAGGCGCGACGCAACGGCTGCGCATGTGCGACGGCATGGACGAAGAGCTGAGCGGCGGGCCGTGCATCTGCAACGCCGAAGGCATCGACCGCTGCGACATCTACACGCGCCTCGTCGTCGCGCTGCCCGAGCTGGACACCGTGCTCGGCTGGCGGCTGATCACGCGCGGCGCGAACGCCGCGCACGAGCTGCCGACGATGATGCAGTTCGTCGCGACGGTCGGCGGCGGCGCGCCGTTCGTACCGGCCCGGCTCGTGCTCGACCAGCGCCGCGGCATCAAGGAAGGACAGGTCGTGCGCTACGTGGTGCCGACGCTGGACCTGGACGTCGGCTACGGCAACCTCGCCGCCGGTGGTGCCGCGCACCGGCGGCTGCCGCCCAGCCCGCAGCCCGGCAACGGCGCCCAGCTGCAGGGCGCCAGCCCGTCCCCGGCGGTAGCGGTCACCGGCGTCCTTGAGCGACCCGCTGTGCCCGAGCCGTCCCCTGCCGCGGCTGCCAGCATGGCAGACGCCCGCAGCGCCTTAGACGCCGTTACAGGCGCTCAGACGTCGAGCATGCCCGGCGGCGCCCGGGCGGCGGCGCCGGTGGTGACACCGGCGTTCGACCCGGCACCGATGCCGCAGGCGCCCGCCGACGACCTGGCACCCGACCCGGACGCGGGCACGTACACGGAGGAACGGCAGACGAAGCTGCGCACGGAGGCGCAGTACGACAAGCTGAATGTACTCGTCGGGCAGCTGCGCGACCGCGGCGGGCACATCACGACAGCCGGGCTGTGGCTTGCCATTGCGCAGAACCTGCGTGAGTGCGACGTCGGTGAGCTGGTCAAGCGGCTCGGCGGGCGCGACGAGAACGACGTGCTGCACTGGTCGCCGCTGCGTGACGACCTGACACGTGCCGAGGCGTCGTGGCTGATCGACAAGCTGGTCGAGAAGCAGAACGCGGTCAACGCGGCGGCAGGCTGATGCGCGCCGTGCTGTGGGTGACCGTGATCGCGCTGCTGATCGTGCTCATCCTCTGGGCGCGCGGCGTGCGTGGCGCACCCGAGCGCACCCGCACCGAGCCGATCGTGCACGAGGAGGAACACACGGCCCGCGAGCAGCGGCTGCAGCTGCGCTACCGGCAGGAGCACGGACGCTACCGGCGCATGTGGCTGCGGTACACGAACGCGCACCGGCGCGTGAAGCAGCTGACGCGGACGCTGGCGCACGCAGACAGCACCGCCGAAGCGATCAACCTTGCCTGCGTCGCCTACGGAAGCTGCGAGACGCTGTGGCGGCGCGCAGGCTGCGAGAGCCACCTGAACCCGTACGCGCAGAACCCGTCCGGCGCGTCCGGCCTCTATCAGTTCCTGCCGAGCACGTGGCGCTCGACGCCGTACAGCCGGTTCAGCGTCTGGTCGCCGTACGCGAACGCGCTCGCCGCCGGATGGATGAACACGCACGGAAGGGGAGGCGAGTGGGCGTGTCGGTGACACGGGACGAGAAGACCATCCTCGCCGGTGTGTTCAGCAGGCACTACCCGTCACGGGCGCTGCGCCGCGCGCTGGCGCCGTGCGACGCCTTCGCTGACGGTGCTCAGTGGGCGATGTATTGGGGACAGCTGCGGCGCGAAGAGATGGTCGCACGCGCATACCTGCTCGGGCTGCGGCGCGGCTACCGCGAGGGGAAGCAGGCAGACGGCGATGACGTTTGAAGAACGGATCGCGCTGCGACGGCGCGTCGGTGCGGTGATGCGCGCCCGCTACCGGCGCGAACGGCGCATGAACCTGACCGGCGAGGTGCGCCCGTTCGAGAAGCGCCCGCTCGGCCCGCTGCGGGAGACGGCACGATGAACGCGATCAAGGTCGCACGGCGCGCGAAGAGCGGCGGTTTCACGTATCACTGGCTGCTCGACCCGGGCCGCACGCTGTGCGGGCGGCACACCGACACGCTTGACATCAGCGAGCAGCTTGAGATGGAGAAGCTGCCGCCGGTCGCTGCCTGCCACGGCTGCGTCCGTGCGCTGGACGAGTGGGCGGGCGATCGGTTGAAGCATGCCGACGACCTCCTGCGCGTCACCGCGCCGTCGCGTGGCGGCACGCTGCGCACCACCGGGCCGCTCTCGCACGGCACACGCGTTCAGCGAAGCGGGCGCAGGCTGTGAGCGCGCTGTGGCTCGACTGCCAGCGGTGCAAGCGAACCGGGACGTGGTGGGACCTGAACACGCTCGGATGCATCCATGGGCCAGGCTGTCAGCTCGATGCGTCTACTGCGGCCGAGGCACACGCGGCGGACGCATCGCCTGCAGCGCGCACCGCGACCTGCTCCGACGCGACCCGTACTACCGAGGCTGAACGGTGACGAAGGTGCTCGTCTGTGGTTCACGTGACTGGCACCGCGCCGACCTCGTGCGTGAGAAGCTGCGGCAGCTGCCGCGCGGCACGACGGTGATCCACGGCGGCGCGCGCGGCGCCGACCGGATGGCTGGAACGATCGCGGACGCGTACGGCTTCGACGTGCAGGTGTACCCGGCCGAGTGGAGCCGCTACGGGCGCGCCGCCGGACCCGTGCGCAACCGGCTGATGCTTGAGCAGAAGCCCGACCTCGTGATCGCGTTCCAGAAGAACCGGTCGGCGGGCACGCAACACATGATCGACATCGCGCTGCGGGCAGGCGTGCAGGTGGACGTGGTGACCGGGCTGTGACGAAGCGGATCGCACGCACCGCCCGGCAGCTCGGGATCGACACCGCGATGTACGAACGGCTGCTCAGGCTGCAGGGCGGGCACTGCGCGCTCTGCCCGAACGTGCCGAAGACGCGGCGGCTGAATGTCGATCACGACCACCGCACCGGGCGCGTGCGCGGGCTGCTCTGCCACCGCTGCAACCGCTACCTCCCGGTCTGGATGACGGCTGCCTGGCTGCGCCGCGCCGCCGACTACGTGGAGGAACGCGCATGAGCTACGTGAAGCTGCTCGACGGCTACGACACGAACCCGAAGCTGCTCGCGCTGACGGAGGTCGAACGGTGGCGCTGGACGCGGCTTCTGCTGACCTGCACACGGCATCACACGGACGTGGTGACGCTGCCGGTGCTGGCCGAGTTGAAGCTCGACAAAGCGCTCGACAAGCTCGTCCGCGTCGGGTTGCTGCACCTGTTCGACACCGGGCGGTGGCGCGTGCACGACTTCCTCGCGCTGAACGCCGAGACTGTGGACGAACGCGTGACCGCGTACCTCGCGGACCATCCGGGTGCAAGCGCGAACGAGGTGCATCGCAACGTCGGCGGTAGGAAGCAAGACGTTCTAGCGCTTGTCCACAGGTTCCGAGGAACCGGAGTGCCCGGTACCGCGGAACCACCGCCGGAACCACACGCGGGTGTGGACAACGGGTTCCCGGCTGGTTCCCAGGAACCGGGTGCTCTCGCGCGCACGCGCGCGGGACCCGCTCTGACCCGCTCTGAACTTCAAGAGCAGGCTAAGCAAGCAGGCGTACTGCACTACGCCGAGCCTGCCGAGCCTGCCGGATTCGACCTTCAAGCACTCGACCCGTTCAGCCAGCTACCCGCGAAGGAGGACCCGTGACCGAGTACGTGTGGAGCGACATGCGCGACCCGTTCATCGAACGCGTCGGCAGCGCGCCGAGCGCAGCCACCGAGGAACGCATCCTCGACGTGTTCAGCGGACACCCGATGCTCGTGGCGGCGGGGATGGCGCACGTCGGTGAGCGCTACGACAGCGGGCTGATCCACTCGCCGTGGCCCGTGCTCGCGAAGCACGTCGAGGAAGCCGTCGCCGCGATCGGCCGAGGCGACGTCAGCGCCAGCGGCGGGCAGGACCGCACGAAGGCGCTGCAGCGCGGGCGGCAGTGGATGCGCGCCGCCGGAATGCACTACGACCGCGAGAGCGAGGTCGAGGACGAGCTGTTCGGGTACAGCGGGATGCTGCGCACGTACGCCGGTGATGCCGAGCTACGCGCCGAGCTGCTCGCGTACTGGCACGAGCAGCGTCCACGCGGCGAACAGGTCGAGCAGGAAGCCGAGGCACGTGCACGCGCGCACGTCGCCGCACGCAAGCGCGCCGCCGAGCCGCACACACCGGAGCCGCGTGTCCCTGTCGCCAGCGGCAACCCGTTCATCGAGGATGCGTGAGGACGACGCACCTGCCGCGGTTGCTGCACAGCCGCAGTCAGTTCGGGTACACGCCGCGCTCGTACGAGGCGCTCGCGCACGAACCGGAAGCCGTGTCGGCTGACGAGCAGCGCTCACTGACGCGGCGCGCACAGAGCACCGAGCGCGAGCGCGCGGCCGATCGGGTGCGGGCCGCGTGCGAACAGATCACGCAGGCGCTGAACGTGCTCGACGGCGCGCACGGCGTGGACTCGCAGGTGCGGGCCATGCGGCGGCAGCTGGCGCAGCTGCAGCGCCGGGCGCGGAGCGTGCGGTAGGCGTTTGCCCGCAGGCACGGGAGGCATTAGGGTTCCAGGCTAGGCAACGGGTATGGCACACACACACAGCAACGGCGACGCAGTGATCGGCGCACGCATCCGCGAGGCGAGGCAGAAGCTCGGCATCGCTCAGGGCGCGCTGGCGCCGGACGTGTCGCACGCGTACCTCAGTCGCGTCGAAGCAGGACGGCGATCCCCGACGATGAACATGCTCGTCAAGATCGCTGACGCCCTGCAGCGTGAAGGTGCTGAACCGATGAGCGCGCTCTACCTGCTCACCGGCAAACACGACGAGCCATGTCCCGTCTGTCTCAGGCCAGAACCCAACCGAAGGAGGAAGCGTGGCAACCGCCACTGACTACACCTGCCCGCAGTGCGGCAAGTCGTTCGGATCGCAGCACGCACTCGGCGGACACCTGAGTGCCGCACACCGCAAGCCGCGCCGCGACGGCGAGCCGTGGCAGAAGGCAGCGTCCACGAAGCGCAAGCCCGCGCCGCCCGCACCGCCCGCACCGCCGCCGACAGCGGCTGCAACCGCACGCGACTTCTCGTTCAAGGCACGCATCGCCGCGCTGCAACGCGACGCAGCCGAACCGTTCCGCATCGAGCTACGCGACATCGAGACGAAGCTGGCCGAGCTGAACACCGAACGCGCTGAGCTGATGCAGATGCGGTCGCAGCTGCAGGTCGTGCTGCGCAAGCTAGAGATCACGCAGCCCGGACCGAAGCAGGGCGCACCGGCGCAGCGCAGCGCCGCGCACGCGGCAGGCAACGCGGCACGCGCACGCAAGCAGCACGACCTACGCGTGGACGCGGTACGTAACTACCTGGGCACGCACGGCGACGAACTGAGCGACGGCTTCACGATGTCCGTCGTGATCGACGGGTTGAAACGGAATGGCGGCATGGCAATGACAACCCGCACCGCAGCGAGCGCGTTCGACACGCTGCGCGATCAAGGGTTGCTGCGCGCCGACCGCATCACACGCGGCGGCGGCCTGACATACAAGCTGGTCAACGACAACGGAGGGACGGCATGAGCGACCTGCACGCATCGCTGTACGACTTCCGCGACCTGGACATCCTGTTCCGGATCGCGGAGAACACGAACGGGCGCGGCGTCACCAGCCACGAGCTAGCCGAAGACCTCGGCTTCCCCGCCGAAGAGGGCGCCCGCCCGGTTGGCATCCGCCTCGCCTGGATGCGCCGCTACGGCATGGTCGCCTTCGATGAAGACAACCGGCTCTGGAAGCTGAGCCGCGGCGGCGAACGCGTCACGCAGTCGCAGCTGCGTGCACCGGCGCTGCGCACGTTGGAGAAGCTGCCCGACGAGAGCATGATCGAAGCGATGGCGCAAGTCACGTCACGCTTCCAACGCGGCGACACGATGCTGGCGCACATGCTGCGGCGCGAGTTCCTGTTCGGCACGCAGAAGCGGCGGCGGTGATGGCGAACCTGCGAGTCGAAGTGATCGTGCAGCTGTACGCCGTCGCACCCGACGACGAGCACGCCGGTGACGAATGGGCCGACGAGGTAGGTGACGCGATCATCGCGGCGGTCAACGGAAGCAGCGCGCTGACACGCCTCGGCGTCGTCCAGGACAGCACCGTCGTGCTCGACTGGACGGACGAGCAGGTGCGGGCATGAGGCGTGCGTTCGCAGACGACGACCTGGCCCGCATCGCCTCCGCGCTGCAGCGCGAGCATTTCAGCCTGCGCGAGATCGCGGACGTGCTCGACTGCAGTACCACGAGGGCGGCGCGGCTGATGAAGAAGGGCGGCAGCATCCGCAAGCTGCGGCCGATCAAGAAGGGCGGCAGCCCGAGCAAGCTGCGCTGGAAGAAGCCCGCATGACGAACCAGGAGAAGGCGCGGGAGCACATCGTGCAAGCCGAGCAACTGCTTGCGCAGATCAAGTCCGAGAAGCGGTTCGGCCGCGGCATCGACGTCAAGGACGCGAACATCGCCGCGGTCGCAACCGCGCACGCAACGCTCGCACTCGTGTACGGAGGCACGGCATGACCTACGTGATCGTGGTGCTAGAAACGGCGTCGGACGTGCCCGGCGTCGCCGCCGTGTTCGGCCCGTATGACAGCTACGAGGCAGCCGTGCTTGCACGCACCGGCATCGCACGGCATGCCCGCGACCCGGAGCTAGTGCAGGTGTCGTCGGTGATTGCGCCCGCCACTGTGCCGGTGACAGTGATCACCGACGAGGGCGTGCGCTTCGGCGTACTGACCAGCGACGTGCACGGCGACATCATTCAACTTGACAAGGAGCAGGAGGCATGAGCACACCGAACGGCTACGACTCGCTCTGGATCATGGCGATCAACCGCGTGATGGAGGACCGCGAGGCGGACGTACGCATCAGCGACATTGACGACGGCTTCTGGGACAGCTTCATCGGCCCGCTGTGCGATTCCGTCGAGGACGGCTACCGGCTGGCCGAGTACCGTGTGGAGCCGCCCGAACGCGACGCGCCGATGGACATCGCGCAACGCGGCAGCATCGCCTTCGCGATCGACGTGCTCGCACGCGCGCTCGCCAACGACGACGCGTCCGGTGTGGCAGTCGCGCAGACGCAGCTGGCCGCGATGTTCGCACCGGCGCCATGACACGCAAGCGCAAGCCGCCCAGCGGGCCGCAGCCGCTGGTCTGCCCGCAGTGCAAGCAACGCGGCGACCAGCGGCCCGGCTTCCGCCGCCGCCAGTACCCGGAAGCGGTCGGCTTCGCGGACAGCGAGATGCATCCGGTGGACAGCTGGGAGTGCGCCAGCTGCGGCTACGGGTTCGTGACGCCGATCGGTGCGATCGAAGTACGCAAGCCATGACCAGCCTGGAACGAGCCGCATGGCGAGCGTGGCGGCAATGGGGCTCGTACGCGAAGTACACGCTGTGCGACGGCGAGTGCGGCGAGCAGCGGTACTGCCGCAGCGCCCGCCGCCGCATCTGGCTGTGCCTGCAGTGCTGGGACCAGCGCGAAGGGAGGCGGCAATGAACGACGAGCACGAGTACCGCGTCACCGCGACGACCACCGTCACCGCAACGTTCACCGTCTGGGCAGAGAGCGAGCAGGACGCGACGGATCTCGTCAGCGAAGCGAACGTCACCGGGCAGTACGCGTTCGACTACCGCATCGACGTGCCCGACGCCGACCACGTGGACGCCGAAGCCTGGGACGCGCACACGGTGACGGCGAAGTGAAGGTGCCGCCGACACGCAGCGGCAACGCACGCATCTGGGACGGGCCGATCCCCGGCACACACGAACCCGGCTACCGCGAGCAGCCCATCCGCGAGCTGCCGTGGTCGCTTGAGCTGCAGCACATCGTCCACGGCGACAGCGTTGCCGAACAGCTGCACGCATTCACGATGGGCGACTGCCGCATCATCCTCGGCCGCGAGCCGCAAGGCGTGCACGGCGAGATGCGCTGGCACCTGTCCATCAGCTGCAGCGACCGGCACCCGACCTGGGACGAGATCAAGACGGCGCGCTATCGGCTGCTCGGCCCGGACACCGTGATGGCGATGTTGCTGCCGCAGGTGCAGCACTACGTCAACGTCGCGACGCAAGACCACGTGTTCCAGCTGTGGGAAGTGGACGACCCGGCACGCGTGTGGGAGGTCACATGACGACGATCGACGGTTGGTACCGCGCGTCCGGGCCGCGCGCGACGTTCGCCTTCAAAGTCACGCGCGGCGTCGTCACGCGCACCGCGCCGTACGGGCGCAAGTGGCTGCACGGCCTAACGTGGGCGCAGGCATGGGAGGCGCTGCAGCGGCAGCACTACGACGTCGGCCGTCTGCCATGATCACAGCCGCGCATGCGACGCAAGCTCTCGGCTGGCTGTCGGCTGAACTAGCGCATCGCGCTGATGCTTGGAACGGCAACGCACCCGAGTGGTTTCCCGAGCCGCCCGAATGGCTGGAACTGTGGGAACAGGCTCTTGCGGCGACGGAGGACGAGGCGAGCACGGGTTGACGGAGCGCCGCTATCAGATGGTGCGCATCACAAGCGGCGACTACCTGCTCCCGTCGAACGACGGCGCGACGCTGTGGCGGCTGAGCCGCTACCGCGAAGACGGCAGCCTGATCGAACGGCGCGGCACGTTCTGGATGCTGTCGCGCTGGCAGCGTAGGCTGAACACCGACGACTGGACCGTGCTCGACCAGATCGACCCCGACGACTGGAATCAGTGGGAGACGTGGGAGACGCTACTCCGCAGCCGCAACGCAGCGATCGCAGCCGCGCTGAGCGCACGCAGCTGATCGACAAGCCGTGGCTCGTCAAGGTCGAACTGACCGAGGGCTGCAACCTGCGCTGCAAGTTCTGCCCGGTCAGCACGCACCCGCACTTCCAGACGGTGCAGCACACGATGACGCCCACGCTCGCCGGTGAGATCGGCAAGCAGCTGCGCGAATGGATCGGTCCGGACTTCCGGATCGAATTCACGATGCGCGGCGAGCCGACGCTGAACCCCGACGCGCCCGCCGTGATCAAGCAGCTGCGCTTCTGGCTGCCGCAAGCGCAGATGAGCATGTTCACGAACGGCACCGTCTGGCTCAAGGACGAGCAGCTGCCGTCGCGCCTGTTCGACGCCGGGCTGAACCTGCTGAACGTGGACTGCTACAACCGGACGTACGACCGCTTCAAGCTGCGCGCCGAACAGCACGTGCAGGCACACCCGCACGTCGAGCTGAGCGACTTCACGCAGCTGAGCGCGTACAGCAAGATCCGCAACGGCTGGCGGCGGCAGATCATCAACCTCGTGCCCGACATCGGTGACCCGGCGAACCCGGTCAAGGTGCGCAAGGTCCACAACATGGCGGGCAACCTGACGCAAGCGCAGGAAGAGCGCTACGGCATGCAGCCGACACCGCCCGGCAGCGTGCACAAGCGCTGCGCACGCCCGTTCCGCGAACTCGCGATGTACTGCGACGGCACCATCGTCATCTGCTGCCACGACTGGAACGGGCAGGACGTGCTCGGGCACGTGCGCGACGGCATCGCGAACGTGTGGTACGGCGACGAGCACTACGCCGCGATGTGCGCCCTGTACGACAAGCGCCGCGAGCGCGGCGCCTGCACCACGTGCAACTACAGCGGCGGCATGCGGCTCGGGTTGCTGCGCAACCCGCACACCGGCGCCAGCTACCGCGACAAGCCGCGCCAGCCCGCCCGCCAGCCCGCCGCCGTGTAAGGCGCTCTAAGGACCGCAGGGCGCCCGGCAGCACCGGCGCCGCCCGGCGCGCCCGCTCGGGCACAGCGGCCCGCACAGCGAGCCGCAGCTGTGCGCGCGGCGGCGACGCCCCCAACGGCAACGGCCCGCCGGGTGGCGGGCCGCTGTCGGGAGGTTCCGGGTCGTGCTGGCAGGCAGCCTAGTCGCGCACGCCCTTGCCGGTAGGGATGCCCGGCTGCCAGTCCCGCTGACGCGCCTTCGTCGTTGCGCCCATCTGCGCACGCACGTCGGCGCTGTCCATGACGAGCCGCTCGCTGCCCAGCCCGAACCCGATCGCGTCGGGCGGCAGGACCCAGAGGTGGTACTCGTTCGACGTGTCGATCAGCTTCGACTCGGGCGGGAACACTTCGACCGCAGTGCGCTCCGGACCGGCGACCTCGTTCTTGATCGCCTGGAAGTGACGCCAGTCGCGCACCGCCGCGCGGTCGTGCCGGTGGAACGACACGTGCAGCATGTCGCCGTCCATCACGCGGACGAACACGCTGTACAGGTCGTTGACGTACACCGCGTCGGGCACCGTCAGCCCGTGATCAAGGTAGTGCTGCGGATCGGACACGCCCGCACGCTGCAACGGCTGCCACGGCTTGCGCTTCGGTGTCGGCTTGCGCTTCGCCATCAGTCCGTCACCTGGTCCTGCGTGATCCACAGCTGCGCGATGCCGACACCGAGCACGCCCGGGTGCATCGCGTACACCGTCCAGTGCAGTTCGCAGCCGTGCGCCCACGGACCCATCCGCGTCTTGAAGTCGTACGGCCCGTGCGCTGGCGGCTCCTTGCAGAAGTCGCACAGCGGCAGGTTCGGCACGACGACGACCTTGCCGCGTTCGGGCTTCACGCTGCATCACCGCCGCCGGTGCGCCACACGGTCGGCCGCACGTCGAGCGGCTTGTCCTCGGGACCCTTCACGTACGGGTCGATCCACAACGGCTTGCGCAACGTGCGCCTCGGCCCGTACGCCTGCAGGCGCCAGTGACCGCGCACCATCCAACGGCGCGACCACTCGACCGAACCCGCACCCTCCGCACGTTGCACCGTCGCGCCCGTGCTCAGCTGCAGCACACGCAAACCCGGAAGCTCGCGCTGCACACGGCGCCGCTCAGCACGAGCACCGCCGACCGGCTGCACACGCGTCAGGCGATGCCCGAGCGCGGTCACCAGCGCCAACAGAAGCCGCGACGAGTGCGACACCGCACCCGCAGCCGAGCGATGCATGACGCTGCCCGGCAGCCACATGCCGCTGATCACGTCGGACGGATCGGCGCCGATCCAGATGACCGGATGCGCCTCGACCTCTCCCGGTTCGGTGCCGTCAGGCAGCGTCGTCCGTGTCAGCCGCGACGGCAGCACTACGAACCCGGCAGCGCGTTGCGTCTCGTAGTGCGCCGGGACCGGCACAGCCACCCCGAGCGTCGGTCCGTGCGAGACGATGGCGTGCTCCACGTCGAACGGCTGCCCGAACACGATGCAGACACCGGCGGGCCACGCCCAGAGCACGTCCGTCTCGGCTGGCAGCGTCAGGTCGTCCTCGGCTGGCACCTGCGCCGCCATCGCGTGCACGTACGTCAGCCAGTCCGGCGTCGCGAGCACCGTCGCACCCGGCAGCGCCGGGCCGAACGTGTAGTCGCGCCATCGCTTGCGCAGTTCGATCACGTCGTCCGGCCGCATCAGTAGTCCTCCGGGAACATCACCGTCGTGGACAGCCGCTGCATCGGCAGATCGGTGCGGAAGTGCAGCCCGTCGTGCCACTCGCCCTTGTCCGGCTCGCACGTGCCGAGGCCCGCGTTGCACGCCGCACACGCATCCGTCTCCATGTCCGTGATCACCCACAGCTTGCGGCCACGCAGCCGGTACGACGACAGCAACCGGCTGCCGTTCTTGACGGCTGCGTCGTTGGCGCGCTTGTCCTCCGTGCCCACGTCGCCCCATTCGCCGTGCGCGTGCGCCGTCAGCAACGCGGCCAGCTCGCCGCTCGTGGGCTGCAGCTGCTCCATCACCGCCGCCGTAGCGACGACGCGCCCGAGGCCGAACAGTGGTGCGTTCATAGGTTCCTGCCCTTCATGTCGGGACGGAGCAGCATCTGCTGAACCGTCCGGTGTGTGACGCCAGCCGCAGCTGCGATCTGGCGGTTGGACAGCCCGGCGCGATGCGCGTCGAGCACAGCCGCGTGCAGCGCCGCACGAGCACGTTCGCTCGCACGAGCTGCACGCTGCACCTTCGTCTCGGGCTTCACGGCTTCACCCACTCGACATCGCGGTACGGCAGCGGGTCGCCGCCCGCGGAGCCGCCGCCGCGCCACTCAACGAACCCGCCGCCGCCGAACGGATCGGTGCCGCGATGCTTGCCGGTGTGCCCGGGCTGCAGCTGGCAGACCGTCCCGTACGGATCGAAGCCGCCCGTGCTGAACGTGGCGCTGCACGGCTCGCGGTCGTAGTCGTAGTCGCGCCCCATCACATGCCGCCGATCGTGCGGTCGGACGCCGCGTGCCGGTACGTGTACGGCACGTTGCTCAGGCACTGCAGGCGGCTGCGCAGCTGGTCCGGTCCCCACATGCAACCGATGCTGTCGGCGTAGTCGGTCACCATGCCGTTCACCGCCTTCGGGTTGTTCGGGTCGAAGTGCGTTGCCGCCACGCGCGGGTCCAGGCAGTACGTGAACCCGCCCGCCGCGATGTGGTCGATCACCTGCTCCAAGGCGTCGCCGTCGTAGCCCAGCTCGCGCAGCACACCGCGCGCACTCACCGGCACGTAGCCCGCCATCTTCAACTCGCACTGCGCGCACATCTGCGCGATCGCCTCGTACACCTGCTCGTCTGTCATGGTCTTGCCTCCATCGTTCGTAGGAATGGCAGCGCCCGGGCTGCATGCCCGGGCGCTGTGGTGCTGTGTGTTGTGCCGTGCGGGCCGCACTACTTGCGCGGACCCTTCGCGATCGCCTTCAACGCGGCGTGCGCGCTGATGACCTCGCCCGTCGTGGCGTTGTCGTCGGCGATGATCCTGTCCGCCGCCGCCTTCGCCTTCTTGACCGCAGCGGCGTCCATCTTCACGTACACCGCGCGATCGTTGCGCTTGACCACGGTGCCGTTCAGCTTCGCCGCGTCAACGAACACCGGCGGCAGGCGGAACGAGCCGATCACGTCGGCTGCAGGCACGCGCACCGTCGCCGTCTTGCGTGCGGTGGCGGTGGTCTTCCTCGCGGCGCCGTTCTTGCGCGCCGTCGTGGTCTTCGCCGCAGCGGTGTTCTTGCGTGCAGCGGTGGTCTTCGTCGCGGTGCTCTTCTTCGACGTGCTCTTCTTCGATGCAGCCATAACGGTTCTTGCCTCCTGTGTGTTGGATGTGGCGGGATGCCACGTTGCGTCTTGCTGACGTGCCCAGCCCGCAGCCTTCGCGAAGCTGGTCATGCGCGGCGACACCGTGCCGCCGCCGACACGAACGGCTGCATACGTGCCGTCCGTGTACTCGTGCACCGTCCACTGCGGCAACCGCCGTCCTCTGACGAGGTGCCGCTTGACGACGCGATCGTTCACGCGCCGACGCCCTCGCGGCGCAGTAGCTCCGCGGCCACTTCCGGCGTGCAGTCCGCGGCGATCGCACGCACGATGTCGCTGTGCGCATTCTGCGCCGCAGCTGCACCGTGATCGTGCTCCGCATCAAGCAGCGCTGCGTTCAGCGCGTTGCCTGCCTCTTCGTACGTTGCGTGCATCTGGTTCTTGCCTCCTTGCTTGCCGGTATGGCCCGGCTGCCCGGCGCCCCGGCGGGACGCCTGGCTACATGGTAACCAGCTGGACGACCGGATTGCACAGCCCAGAAGCCACTCGGGCTAGCGCATCAGCCCGCCCAGCTGGACAGCCCGACCGGCGCCCGCTACGCTCGCTGTGCTGCCCGAGAGCGCAGTGGCCCGATACTCGCCCGCACGCCACGATTGCAGTAGGACACGTGCGCTCTCAACCCTGAAACGGAGGCTCATTGATGACGGAGACACAGCCCGAACCGGCAACGCCTGCACCCGTTCCGCCGAGCACCGAACCCGACACCGACGACACCGACAGCGAAGGCACCGACGAGGACGAGTGATGCCGTACACCGCACGCAAGACCAGCGCAGTGAAGGGCAAGCCGTGGGCGATCGTGCACGCGAAGACAGGCAAGGCAGTCGGACACAGCCGCACGAAGAGCAACGCAATGAAGAGCGCGGCAGTACGCAACGCACGGCACCGATGAGAACGCAGCCCACCATCAGCGACATCGCCCTCGTGGTGATAGCCATCTTCGTAGTGCTCGCGTACTTCAACGGATGGGGCTGAGCGGCCAGTGCGTGCACGCACCGTCTGCAGCGCACCGCACTGCGGTGCAGCCGCGGTCAAGCACGGACGGTGCGCAACGCATCAGCGTGCAGGTGCAGGCAGACGCTGGCGCCGCATCGTGCAAGCAGTAGTGCAACGCGACGACGGCATCTGTCAGCTGTGTGGCAAGCCCGGCGCTACCACCGCCGACCACATCACACGCGTGCGGCACGGCGGCACCGATGCGCTCGACAACCTGCGCGCAGCGCACGTCGGCTGCAACCTGCAGCGCGGCTGACCACACCGCACGCGCGGGTGGGGAGGGACCGGCGACGAGAGAACCGAGCGGACAGGGCCAAACTTTCCGCGTAAAAAACCCGACAGAACGCAGGTACTGAGCAGATGATGCAAGAGACGACCGTAGGCGTCGCTGTGTGGCGCGGTAACGCCGAGCTACGGGATGCCCTCGTGCCGGTGTCGGCCCTGCAGCCGCACCCACGTAACCCTCGACAGGGGGTCGTAGCCGAGATCCAGCGGTCGCTGCAGCGCTTCGGTCAGCAGCGGCCCGTGCTCGCGCAGCACGACGGCACGATCGTTGCCGGGCATCACGTGTGGCGCGCCGCCGAAGCCGAAGGTTGGACGCACATCGCCGTCACACGCACCGACCTGCAGGACGGCGAAGTGGATGCGTACCTGCTCGCGGACAACCGGCTCGCGGACCTCGGCATGTACGACGACGCGTTGCTTGCCGAGCTGCTCAAGCCGATGGCCGACGCGGACATGCTCGCAGGCATCGGCTACTCGCAGGAAGACGTGCAGGCGTTGCTCGCGTACCTGGACCCGGGCGAGATGGTAGCCGCGGAGGCGGACACGAACCCGGCGAACCGACCGTACGCACTCGGAGAGGCGGACCTGTTCCGCATCATGCTCAGCTACGACAAGGGAACGTACGAAGCTGTGATCCGCGACCTCGACACGATCATGGCGGCGCAGTCGCTCGACACGTACTCCGACGCGGTGCAGTGGGCGGCGCATGCGGCACGTTGACGTGCAGCTGCACGACGTGGACGCGAACGCGTACCGCGGCATGCTTGCGAACGCGAGCCACGTCAAGCGCAAGCTGACCGGCTCGTGCGCGCTGTTCCTGCCGAAGCAGGTGCATCCGTGCGCGGTCTACATCGAGTTGGACCAGCGGCTGCCGCACGTTGTCGCCGCGCTGCGCAGCATTCACTTCGGCAAGGCGGGACGGACGGACGGCATGTACAGCGTGTCGCGCACGTTCGGCTACGCGCCGAAGCAAGCGATCCGCGGCAAGGAGACGTGCCATCGCGCAACGCTTGCACGCGAAGCGCCCGAGGCGCACGAGGCCATCGCGTCGCTGGCGCCGGTGGTCGAAGAGTGGTACCGGCGCGTGCACGGCGAGCTGTACGCGCAGCACGAGGCGACGGTGAGCAAGGTGCTGCCCGAGTGGCGCCTCGGCGGCGGTGTGTTCACGAGCGGCATCATCAACCGGAACAATCAGCTGCCGTACCACTTCGACAGCGGCAACTTCGCCGGATGCTGGTCGAACATGCTCGTGTTCAAGAACGCGTGCGCCGGTGGCGATCTGGTCTGCCCCGAGCTGGACGTGTGTTTCACGTTGCGCGACCACTCGCTGCTCATGTTCGACGGACAGTCGATCCTGCACGGCGTCACGCCGTTCCGGTTCACACGGCCGAGCGGCTGGCGCTACAGCATCGTGTTCTACAGCCTGCAACAGATGTGGCGCTGCGATCCCGTCGTGGACAACGCACGGCTGCACGCGCAGCGCCGCACCGAACGTGAGCGGGCACGGTTCGCGCAGGTGGCGACGTGAACGCGCCGGTGTTCGTGTGTAGCAAGCAACGGCCGAAGGCGCCGCTGTTCCAGCTGCTTGCCGAGGTCGGCTTCCGCGCGCTTGTGTTCGTTGAGCCGCAGGACCGCGACCTGTACGACGCGCCGACGTACGACGTGGCGGTGCTGGAACGCAACGACGCCGGGCTTGCGTTCGCGCGGCAGGCTGCGTTGGAGCACGCGCGCGCTGTCGGCCTCGACTGGTTCTGGCTCCTGGACGACGACATCTCCGCGTTCTGGCGCACCGACCCGTTGCATCACCGCAACATGAAGGTGACCGCCGACTACGCGCTTGAACGTGCGGAGCGCTGGGCGGACTCGCACGACGGGCGCCTCGGCCTCGTCGCGTTGGAGTATGCGCAGTACGCGTGGAACGCGCGCCGCGGCGGTGTCACGTGGTGCAGCTATTGCGATTGCTGCGTGCTCGTCAACACGGACACGCCTGCGAACTACCGGCTCAGCCTGCCGTTGAAGGTGGACCGCGACTTCACGCTGCAGACGATCGCGCACGGCTACGACAGCGCACGCTTGCGCGACCTCAGCTTCACGGTGCCGCGCAACGGCAGCAACGCGGGCGGCTTGCATGACAGGTACGCGCAAGGAATCGAGCGCACCGCGTCGGCGCGCATGGCCGAGCTGTGGCCCGGCGTCTGCACGCCGTACGTCAAGTCGAACGGACGCCCCGACATCAAGATCGCGTGGCGCGACGTGCGCCAGATGGCGGTCAGCAGCTGATGGCGCAGTGCACGCAGCTGACGACGAAGGGCGAGCAGTGCCGCAAGCGCGCCATGATCGGCAGCGACAAGTGCGCGTTCCATCTTGGCCCGCACATCGGCATGCGCCTGCAGCTGAGCGACGAGCTGGTCGAGCAGCTGTGCGCGATCCTGCGCACCGGCAACTACATCGGCGTCGCGTGCCGTGCGGTCGGCATCGACCGCGTGACGCTGCATCGCTGGCTCAACCGCGAGGGCGCACAGTTCGACCTGCTCCGCGAACGTGTGCAGCGTGCACGCAGCGAAGGCGAGGTACGCAATGTCGCGCTGATCAGTCAGGCGGCGACACAGAATTGGCAGGCAGCTGCGTGGCTGCTTGAGCGGCAGTACCCGGATAGGTGGGGACGCACGAGCGTGCGTCTCCGCGACGCAACCGACGAAGACAACGGGCAAGAACCGGCAGCCGACGACACCGATCCGTTCGCGGAGGTAGACGATCTTGCCGCAGCCCGCGCTCGCCGCGCCTCCGGAGCTTGACGTCTTCGCGCGCTTCTGCAGCGCGCTCGTCTTGGAGGACGGCACACAGATGGACTTGCAAGAGCATCAGCGCACGTTGCTGCTCGACTACTTCGACGGCGCCGTCGAGACGCTTGTGTTGCTGCCGAAGAAGAACGGCAAGACGACGCTGCTCGCCGCGCTCGCGCTCTTCCACCTGATGACGCACGAGGGCGCCACCTGCGTGATCGCCGCAGCGTCGCGTGATCAGGCGACGATCCTGTACGACCAGGCTGGCGGATTCGTGCGGCGCACGCCCGGGCTGGACACGCGCGTCGTCGCGAAGCGCGGCTACCGCGAGATCCGTTCGCTCAAGCACTTCGGCCGCATCCGTGTGCTCGCCGCCGACGTGGACACCGCGGACGGACAGCTGCCAACGCTCGCGCTCGTGGACGAGATGCACCGGCACAAGAGCGCGGCGCTGTATGGCGTCTTCCGCGACGGCCTCGGCCCGCGGCACGGACAGATGATCACGATCAGCACCGCCGGTGACAACGAAGCGAGCGCGCTCGGCCAGATGCGCGCCGAGGCGCTGCGCCTGCCGCACGTCAAGCGCGACGGGCGCTACACGTACGCGCGCAGCACAGACGGCAGCTACGCGCTGCACGAATGGGCGCTCAGGAAGGAGGACGACCTGAACGACATGCGCGTCGTGAAGGAAGCGAACCCTGCAAGCTGGCACACGCTCGACAGCCTGCAGGCGATGCACGACTCGCCGTCGATGCTGCCGTGGCAGTGGGCACGGTTCCGCTGCGGTGTCTGGGTGCACGCCGAAGACTTCTGGCTCGACGCGGACGACTGGCACAACGGCGAGACGCTGGATCACCTGCAGCCCGGCGACCGGATAACGCTCGGCTTCGATGGCTCGCGCTTCCACGATGCCACCGCGCTCGTCGGCTGCCGGATCGAGGACGGACTCGTGCAGCTGCTTGAGCTGTGGCAGAAGCCCGAGAGCGCACCCGACGATTGGGAAGTGCCCGCCGGTGCGGTCGATGCCGCCGTCGCTGATGCGATGCACACGTACAGCGTCGTGCGTGCCTACTGCGATCCGCCGCTGTGGCAGACCGAGATTGACGAGTGGGCGCGCATGTACGGCGACAGCGTTGTGCTGCGCTACTGGACGAGCCGTGCGCGGATGATGGGCGCCGTCGAACGCGTGCGCACCGACATCGCCGCGAACCAGCTGCGCCACACCTATGACGAACGGCTGACAGCGCACGTGCTGCACGCACAGATGCGCACCGTGCGCTCGGGCTACTGGCTCGTCAAGTCGCAGGCGGGCGGCGACAAGATCGACGCAGCCGTGGCGATGGTGCTCGCGTACGAAGCGCGCAGCGATCTGCTTGCGGCGGGCTGGAAGCCGCGGAGCAAGGTCCCGGTGAGCTTCTGATGGCAACCGTCGAGACATCGCCGCTGACGCTGCCCGAGCAGTACCGCGACAACCTGCTCGCCGCGCTGCAGACGCGTGCGCCGTACCTGCGCAGCTGCGACGATTACTACACCGGCAAGCATCGGCTTCTGTTCGCGACGCTCAAGTTCCGCGAGACGTTCGGCACGTTGTTCAGCTCGTTCGCGGACAACTGGTGCGACCTCGTGGTGGACGCGAGCGCGGAACGGTTGAAGGTCGAAGGGTTCCGCTTCGGCAAGGACGAGAAGGGCGACGGCGCCGCCTGGGAGATGTGGCAGCGCAACGGGCTGGACGCCGAGAGCGAGCTGGCGCACACCGAAGCCGTCAAGCTCGGCTGCGCGTACGCGCTCGTCGGGCCGGACGACGGTGGCGCTGCGTCGATCCAGATCGAACCGCCGACGACCGCGATCGTGCAGGTCGATCCCGCGCAAGGACGGCACCGCATCGCCGGACTGCGACTCTGGGAAGACGAGTGGGGCATGCAGCACTGCGTGCTCTACCTGCCCGACGTGATCATGTGGTGGGACCGGCCGAGCGATCAGCGCAGCTGGCAGCTGGACGACGCTGCGTCCGGGCGCAACGTGCTCGGCGTCGTGCCGCTCGTGCCGTTGCCGAACGCACCGACGCTGCGCGCACGGCAAGGACGCAGCGACATCGAACGCGTCATGCCGCTGCAGGACGCCGTGAACAAGCTGTGCGCCGACATGATCGTCGCGTCCGAGTACGCCGCGTACCCGCAGCGCTGGGTGACAGGCGTGGACATTCCGAAGTTCCCGGACGGGCATCCGCAAGCGGGACAGCCGTTGCCGTCGATCGTGTCGTTCCTGAGCGGCGCCGATCGCGTGATGGCGGTCGAAGAGATGCAGGCCGCGTTCGGTGCGTTCCCGGTCAGCGATCTCGGCAACTACGTGAAGGCGATCGAGATGTTGATCCAGCACGTTGCCGCGCAGACGCGCACACCGCCGCACTACCTGCTCGGCAGCTCGGGCAGCTTCCCGTCCGGCGAGAGCTTGAAGGCGACGGAGACGGGACTCGTGGCGAAGGTGCACCGCAAGCAGCTCGCGTTCGGTGAAGGCTGGGAAGAGGCGATGCGGTTGTCGTTCGCGGTCGAAGGCAACAGTGCGCGCGCGGAGGCGTGGGACATCGAGACGATCTGGAAGAACCCGGAGTCGCGGAACACCGGCGAGACGGTGGACGCAGCCGTGAAGCTGGCGAGCATCGGCGTGCCGCGTCCGGCGCTGTGGGAGTACGTCGGCGCGACACCGCAACAGATCGAACGTTGGATCGCGGAAGGCGCGCCGATCGCCGGACCAGCCGTCGTCGCGCGCGAGACGATCCAGGCGTCACCCGGCGAGGCAGCCGTGCAGCTGCCCGGCAAGCCCGGCGCAGCGCAGGTGCCGGTGACACAGACGACTTCGACAGGAGGCACGAGTGGCTGACGATCAAACGAGCACGGGCGGCGCGACGTCGCACGGCGCTCCAACCCCGGACGGTGCGACGCCGGATGGGCAAGCCGATGCACGGCGCGATGCTGGCAGCGGCAACGACCAGGACAACCGGCTCGGTGACGCCGGTGCACGTGCGCTCGACAAGGAACGCGAACAGCGGCGCGAGGCCGCGAAGCGCGCAGCCGAGGCCGAGCATCGTGCGAGCGAAGCCGAGCGGCGACTGCACGAACTGGAAGACGCGGGCAAGAGCGAGATGGAACGCGCGATCTCGCGGCTCGATCGTCAGGGCGCGGACCTTGAACGTGAGCGCAGCGAACGGCAACGGTTGGAAGCAGAGTTGGCGCGACGCGATCTGCTCGACATGAAGCGTTCGATCGCACACGAGCTGGGCATCCCGCCCGAAGCAGCACATCGCTTGCAAGGCGAGGACGCGCGTTCGATCCGCGCCGACGCGCAGCGCTACCTGGACGAACGCGGCAGCGAACGCCCGGGCAGTGTCGGTGTCGGACGTGGCGGTGCTGCAGGTGGTCGCACGGGTGGGCTGGACATGAACTCGCTCATTCGGCAAGCGTCCGGGCGCGAGTAGCGCCAGCGGCGCAAGCCGCAACCCGAGAGGAACCTCATGCCGTACAACTCACAAGTCGGTCGGTCCGACGCGGCTGCGCTGATCCCCGAAGAGTATTCGCGGGACATCATCACGCACCTGCCGGACACGTCCGCCGCACTCGCGCTGTTCCGGCACGTGCCGATGAGCCGCGCGCAGCTGCGCATCCCCGCGGAGTCCGCGCTCGCCGTCGCGTATTGGGTGAGCGGCGACACGGGCGTCAAGCAGACAACGAAGAGCGCGTGGGCGAACCTGTACCTCAACGCCGAAGAGCTGGCGGTGATCGTGCCGGTGCCCGAGAACGTGCTTGACGATGTGGACTTCGACATCTGGGCGCTGATCCGCCCGCAGCTCGTGGAGGCGATCGGGCGTGCACTGGACGCCGCGATCTTCTTCGGCGTGAACAAGCCCGCGTCCTGGCCCGCCGACATCACCAGTGCGGCGATCGCCGCAGGGAACACGGTTGCCGAAGCCGCGACGCAGGTGCAGGGCGGAATCATGGGCGACATCGGCAACGCGTTCGCGCCGGTTGAGGCGGACGGGTTCGACGTGAGCGGTGTCATCGCCAACCGCACGATCAAGGCGAAGATCCGCGCTGCACGCAGCACGACCGGCGAGCAGCTGGCCGAACCGGCCGAGGGAACCGGCAACGCATCGCAGGCGCCGAACGACAGTGCGTACGGCGTAGTGATCCGCTACCCGATGCGCGGCTTGTGGCCGACCGGCGCAGGCGCCACCGAGGCGATCGTCGGTGACTTCTCGCAGGGACTGCTCGGCGTACGGCAGGACCTGACGTTCAAGATCCTCGATCAGGCCGTGATCACGGACGGCGCAGGCGCGATCCAGTTGAACCTCGCGCAGCAAGACATGGTGGCGGTGCGCGTCACGGCACGGTTCGCGTTCCAGGTGCCGAACCCGATCACCTACGACCAGCCGACCGCGGGCAGCCGCTACCCGTTCGGCGTGCTCCACGCTCCGTAATGGCGCGCCAACGTTCAACGCCGTCGATCACACGAGAGGACGTGAGTGGCTTGACAGCCGAGAAGAAGTCGCAGGACGCCGAGGCGAAGCCGACCGAAGTGCAAGCGAACGAGGCGCATCAGGAGGCGCTCGATAAAGGCTACGTCGGCCAGGACGCGGCCGAGCTAGCCGAAGCCGAGGACAAGGACAATGCCTGACGTCGCGGAACTGGACGCGCTCGGCCCGAACCATCCGTACGTCAAAGCAGTGGCGGCGGGCACGTGGCAGTTCGGACTCGGGACACCGGGCGGCACACCGACAGCCGTGTTCAACGTCACGCCGAGCACCGGACCCGCAGGCACCGTATTCAAGTTCGACGCGCACACCTCGACACCGAGCGGCGACCCGCTCGCGTTCCTGTGGGACTTCGGGGACACCGGGCCGCTGATCGACGGTGCAGTGATGACGCACGCGTACACCGTCGCCGGTTCGTACACCGTGCGGCTGTACGTGCAGGACAGGTACGGCAAGGGAGCAAGCGCGACCGCAACGGTGGTCGTGACGTGACCGAAGAGGAACGGGCGGCACTGTGGCGGCAGCAGACGCTGAACCGGATCGCATACAAGCGCGATCTGTGGCTGTCGCTGCAGGCGCCGCCCGAACCTCGGCAGGAAGTGATGGACGACTGGATGCCGCTGTACCTCGCGCGGCTGGAAGCGCAAGCCGGACCCACCGACCCGGAGGATGATCCATGAGCACACCACCGACCGATCCGCTGACCGTGCCGTGGCGTCCGACAGTGGACGACGTGGCCGCGCTCGTGCGTGCACGGACGAAGGACGCGAGCATGAACGAGGTCGGCACGTTCACGTCCGCCACGCGGCCGACCGACGCCGAGGTCGAGCAGCTGATCACGAACGGCTGCGCGAAGGTGGCCGCGCTCGTGGGCTGGGACTTCCCCGCAGACGCGTACGCGGAGGCGACACACCTGGCGAGCATCGTCGCCGCCTGCGAAGTCGAGCTGTCCTACTGGCCCGAGCAGGTGCGCGCCGACCGCAGCGCGTTCGCGCAGCTGTGGCAGCTGTGGACCGAAGACCGTGACGCGTTCGTCTCGTACGTGTCGCAGATCACACCGCCCGGCGAGGGCGGTGTCGCCGCGAAGATCGGCACGCTCGACGTGATGCCCGGCACCGTCATGTGGGCGTATCAGTACGGCTACGCGATGCCGGTCGGGACGAAGCTGTCCGACCTCGTGAACGTGTGATGGCGCAACGCGGCGGACTCGGCTTCGACATGGAAGCGCGCGGCGACGAGGCAGCGTCGAAGCTCGTGTACGGATTGGCGAAGCGCGGCGAAGATCCGCGGCCCGCGTTCCGCCAGATCATTGACGAGTTGCGCGGTGTCGAGCCGGTCTGGTTCAGCTCACACGGACGCGGCTCGTGGGCGCCGCTCGCGGACCGTACGCGCGAGGCGAAGGCGAAGCGCGGCCAGCCGCCCGACCCGCTGATCGCCACCGGCGCACTGCTCGCGTCGCTGACCGTGAAGCGCGGCGCGGACGCGAAGCGCACCGCAGGCAAGCGGTCGATGCGGTTCGGAACGAAGACGTACTACGCACGCTTCCACCGAATGGGCGAAGGCGTACCGATCCGCGATCCGCTGATCCCGGTGGACACGCGCACGCGGCGCCGGATGGTGAAGGACGTGCGCGACTACATGCTCGGCAAGACGAAGGGCGCATCGTCATGAGCCACGTGATCTACCCGCCGACACAGCCGTCGATCTTCGGGCGGATCGTGTCCGGCCACGATGTCGAGCAGTGGTGCATGACCACGATCCGCAAGTGGTTCGGCACGTACCTCGCGGAGAAGGAGCAGCAAGACGGGCTGACGCGCGGCGAGCTGCAGCGCCCGCGCGGCTACGTGATCGCGCCGTCGCTTGACAAGTGGCCCGAGGATCAGCTGCCCGCGGTCGTGCTCGTCAGCGTCGGCCTGGCTGAGCGCCCGCTCAAGGACGGCGGCGGCAGGTATCGCGGACGCTGGGACATGGGAGTCGCGTGTGTCTGCAGCGCGCGCACGCAGATGGAGTCGCACGCGAACGCGCAGCGCTACATGGCCGCGCTCCGCGACCTGTTCTTGCAGAAGCCCTCGCTCGGCGGCATGGCGTCCGGTGTGGACTGGCAGGGCGAGCAGTACGACCAGCTCGACTACGACGATCTCCGTTCGATCGACGGCGGCTTCGGACAGTTCACCGTCGAGGTAGAGAACATCGCGCTCGCCGGTGGCGGACCGGCAACGCCGAACGAACCGCTCGACCCGGACACGCTGCCGTGGCCCGACTGGCCCGTCGTCCAGACGCCCGACGTCGTTGTGCTCAAGGTCGATGTCATCCAGCCCACGAAGGGAGGCAGCACCTAATGCCACGTCCAGGAGTAGAAGTCGTCTCGGTTGCCGAGCCGACCGCGCGTTCCGTACCGACCGACACCGGCGTCTGGTTCGTTGTCGGTTCCACGACGACGCGCCCGGTGGACGCGGGCGGCGCTCCGGTGCCGACGCTGATCCACTCGATGAACGAGTACACCGCGAAGTTCGGTGCACGCGGCACCGGCGCGTCGCAGGAGATGTACGACGCCGTGCAGACGTACTACCGCGAAGGCGGGAATCAGGTCTGGGTGTCATCGTTGCCGTCAGGCTCGACCGGCGTAGCCGCCGACTACGAGGCCGCGCTCGCGCAGCTGACGGTGGACCTCGGCCCGGGCCAGGTGTCCGCACCCGGCTCCGACGACGCCACGGTGCACACCGCTCTGCTTGACCACGCCGAAGCCGCGAATCGCGTCGCGTTGATCGACGGGCCGCAGACGGGCGACGCGGCAGCGTTCACCACGGCAGGCACCGCTCTGCAGGCTGCAGGGAACGGGCGCTACGGCGCAGCGTTCGCGCCGGGTGCCATCATCCCCGGCGTCGCGAGCGGCACCACACGGACCGTGTCGTGGGCTGCAGTCGTCGCCGGGATCATCGCGCGCAACGACGTGCCGTTCACCCCGAATCAGGCAGCCGCCGGTGTCAACGGCGTCTCGCTGTACACGCTCGACCTGACGGCGCGCTTCACCGACTTGGAGTATCAGGACATCAACGAGGCGGGCATCAACATGGCCCGCAACCGCTACGGCACCTTGGAGATGTACGGCTTCCGCTCGCTCACCGACCCGGTGGCGCATCCCGAGTGGCTCAACTTCGGCAACGCCCGGCTGAACATGGCGATCGTCGCGCAAGCAAACGCGATCGCGGAGCGGTACGTGTTCTCGCAGATCGACGGGCGCTGGATCACGATCCACGACTTCGGTGGCGAACTGGCCGCGATGCTCGTGCCGTTCTACGAAGCCGGTGCACTGTACGGCGCGACCGCCGACCAGGCGTTCCGCGTCAACGTCGGCACGCAAGTGAACACACCGGACACGATCGCGAACGGCGAGCTGCACGCCGTGCTGGAAGTGTGCATGTCTCCGTTCGCGGAGCTGGTCGTGATCGAGATCGTGAAGGTGTCAACGACCGAAGCCGCAGCCGGGCCGCCGAGCCTGTCGTCGCTCGCGGCGTAACGAAGGGAGGTAGCAATGTCACGCGTCGATCAGTACGACGTCAGCGTGTCCGTGGACGGCGTGGACCTCGGCACGTTCGACAAGATGTCCGGCGGCGAAGTCGATTCGGAAGAGACGACATACAAGCCCGGCGGCATGGGAGCACGCATCTCACTCGGCGGCTCGCAGAACATCGGCACGATCACGCTCTCGCGGCTGTACGACCTCAACCGCGATCACCTGATTGTGCACTGGTTGATGGGCCGAGCCGGGAAGGGCTGGGTCGTGATCAAGAAGAAGTCGCTCGACGTTGACCGCAACGTGTTCGGACGACCGCTCACGTATCAGGGACGGTTGAAGCTCGTGCACCCGCCCGACGTGGACAGCGAAGCGGCCGACGCCGCGCAGCTTGAGATGGAAGTCACGCCCGCAGGCACAGTCGCATGACCGACATCGAACACGAGGACACGCAGGTGCACAGCCTTGCGGTCGGCAACGGCAACGGCGCCGCACCGAACTCGGTGCTCGACCTGCTCCGCGCGACACGAGCCACGTACACGGCCGAGCAGATCTACGACATCGCCGTGCCCGGCTACGACGACCTGCTCGTGCTGCGCCTCGGGCCGCTGCCCGGCGCCAAGATCACCGTCTTCCGTGAACGACACGAACGATCGAAGTCACCCGAACGCGACTTCAACCTGAACGCCGACCTGCTCATCGCCGCCGTGCACGACGTGCTCGCACGGCGCACGCAGGACGGCGAGCTGCAGCCGCTCGACGCGGATGACCCGATCGGCCTGGACGAACGGCTCGCGGACGGCCTCGACCTGCACGCACGCAGCGGGCGCGAGCTGGTCCGTGAGCTGTTCGGCGCCGCACCCATCCCCGAGGTTGCGCTGAACACGCTGATGGGCGGATACATGGATTGGGCTACCGGCGTGAACAACGACGCCGACGAGACGTTCGCGGGGGAATCACCGGCAGCGCCGAGCTGACGACCGCCGCCGTGCTCGCGCTGCACGGCCTCCCGGCGCTGCACTACATGACGACCACCGACCCAGAGGTACGGCTGATGCTGACCGCGCTCGCGAACCGCGCCGCGCAGATCGACAACCTGCGCCAACAGAACCTCGCACGCCACATCGTCTACGAACTAGCGAAGGCGATGCGCCGCCGTGGCTGATGCCGTCGAGATCTTCCTCCTGCTCCGCAACGCACGCAAGTTCATCGAGGACGCAACGAAGTCATCGAAGGCGATCGGCGGTGTCGGCACCGCAGCGGAGAAGAGCGGCAAGAAGGCAGGCATCGGCTGGAAGGGAATCGCGAAGTGGGCTGGCGGCGCCGCCGCCATCTACGGCGCGACGCGGTACATCAAGGGCTCGGTCAGCGCAACCGAGGACCTCGCGAAGTCCACGCTCGCGCTGCAACGCACGACCGGCCTCGACGTGCAGACGGCATCGGCGTGGTCGTCGGTCGCGAAGTCACGCGGCATCGCGACGAAGCAGCTGCAGCAAGGCTTCGTGAAGCTGGCGCGCGAGACAGAGAAGTCGCGGCAAGGCACCGTCAAAGAGTCGGTCACGATGCAGAAGCTGAACGCGCAATACAAGGCAGTCGAGGACCTCGGCGGCAAGAAGGCACCGGCGGCGCTGCGCAAGCTGCAGACAGCGATGGGCCACGCACACGACGCCGGTGACAAGGCACGCAAGACGCTCGCCGGACTCGGCGTCACGCAACGCGCGATCGCGTCCGGCAACACACAAGCGATCATCGGCCAGGTGTCGCAGGCGCTGTCCAAGATGCAGAACCCGGCACGCCGCGCCGCCATCGCTCAGCAGCTGTTCGGCCGCGGCGGTCAAGCGCTGCTACCGATCCTGATCAAAGGACGGCAAGGCATCCAGGACCAGCTGAACGTCGTGCGCAAGTACGGCGACGTGCTCGGCGTCAAGACGGTCGGGCAGCTGAAAGACATGATCGCGCATCAACGCGAGATGAAGATCGCGTCCGAAGGCATGAAGGTGCAGCTCGGCACCGCGTTGCTGCCGGTGCTGATGCAAGTCGAGGGCGCGTTCGTGTCGCTCGTGCGCGTGATCCAACCGTTCGTCCGTCAGGGCTGGGTCTTGAAGTCGCTGCTCGGCCTGCTCGTCGTTGCGTTCATCGCATACAAGGCGGCGATCATCGCGACCACGATCATGCAGCTCGGGCTGACCGCGGCGACGTGGGCGTGGATCGGCATCATCGCGCTAGTCATCCTCGCGCTCGTCGCGATCGGGATCGGCTTCGTGCTCCTGTACCGCAAGGTCGGCTGGTTCCGCGCCGCGGTCGATGCGATGTGGAAGGCAGTGCAGATCGGTGCGCACGCAACGTGGGACGCGCTGCGCGCCGCGTTCGACTGGATCAAGTCGAACTGGCCGCTCCTGCTCGGCATCCTCACCGGGCCGTTCGGCCTCGCGACCGTGCTGATCATCCGTCACTTCGGGGAGATCAAGAAGTTCGCGCAGGGCGTGTTCGACACCATCCGCACCGCGATCACGAACTTCATCAACTTCGTGCGTGGCATCCCCGGCATGATCGGGGACACGCTCAAGAAGATCCCCGGCATCGGCGCCGCGATGAGCGTTGCCGGTGGCGCGAAGCACTTCGTCGGCAAACACTTCGCGACCGGAGGCCGGATGCCGTACGGCGGCGCCGCGCTGGTCGGTGAGCGCGGACCCGAAGTGCTGACGCTGCCGGGTGGTGCACGCGTGACACCGCTGCCGCCGCCGCCGCCGTTCGAGATGGCGCACGTGTTCGGCACCGCCGACATCGTGGTGCCGGTCTACCTCGACGGGCGCGTCGTTGCGCAGTCGGTCGCTCGCTACACCGGCGACAAGAAGGCGCGCCGGTAGATGCCTGCGTCGCCGCGCGTCGGCTGGGTGCGCCTGCACGCGTACGACCCGCCGCTCTCGATCACGTGCCGCCTCGCGGAGGACCGGCCCGATGTGTCGTCTGGCTACGGCGGCTGGGATGAGGTCACGCGTCCGCGCCGTCCGCCGATCACAACGTTCCGCGCGCCACCGGCGATGCACCTGACGCTGGCGCTGCTACTCGACCGCTGGTCGGAAGGCGCGTCCGTCGAGTCGCAGATCGCGACGATCGAGAAGATGGCGCGGCCGACCGGCTCCAACCGCGAGCCGCCACGCATCCACGTCGCCGCCACCGGCCAGCACATTCCGCACACCGAACGCACGTGGGTCGTCGGTGAACTGACGTGGGGCGACGCGCTGATGAACAAGCATGGCAACCGCACACGTCAGCAAGTGACGGTCGTGCTCTACGAGTACGTGCAGGACACGTACCTGACCGAGAAGAGCGCGGCCCGGCGCCGCCGCGTGAAGGCGGCGAAGCACACGCAAGGTTCCCCGGCGAAGCGGCTGCTCGCGAAGCGCAAGCGGCACGTCGTGGCGCCGAAGGGACGCACGCTGACCAGCACACAGTTCGGTGAGGGCGAGGATCTGCTCTCCATTGCGGCGCGGCAGCTGGGCGACGCGAACCGCTGGGTTGAGCTGGCGCAGCTGAACGGGCTGCGCGATCCGCGCGCGATCGTGCCCGGACAGGTGATCCGGCTGCCATGAGCGCGCTCGCGTTCCGTTCCGTTGCACCGGCGCCGGTGATCGACCTCGACATCGTGACGTTCGTGCTCGACGTGCGCGGGCGCACGGCGCACAGCCTGGACAAGCGCGTGCAGAACAGCATCATCGAGGGCGAGCTGGAACGCACGACCGATGGCGCCTCGACGTTGCGCGTCACGCTGCACGACCCGGCGCGCACGCTGCTCCGTTCCGGTCTGTTCGCGCACACGATCGACGTGCGCCTCGACCGCTTCTGGTTCCGGCTCGCGCAGGTGTCGAAGCAGGACGACCAGCTGACGCTGACGTTCGAAGACCGCGACGTGGCGCGGCTGCGCGCGATCCGCGGCCCGCGCAAGGCGACGTCCGGGCACGGCAAGGTGAAGCCGAAGGTCGAGACGGCTTCGCGTGCCACCGTCACCCGCGCCGAGTTCGCGCTCTCGCTCGTGCGCGAGCTGCACCCGGCGCCGTCGTTCGTCTGCCCGCAGCTACACAAGAAGCAGGCCGTTGCCGCGAGCACGACCACCGCCGACACGAGCGCGCCACCGTCGCCGTCAAAGGACGGCACGTACAACTCGGCGCAGCTGCAGTCGCTGTGGATTCAGGCGGGCGGACCGCGCGCCGTCGCACCGACGATGGCTGCGATCGCGCTCGCAGAGTCATCGGGCCGCGCCGGTGCGGTCGGCGGGCCGAACAGCAACGGCACGTACGACTACGGATGCTGGCGGATCAACTCGGTGCACGGCTACCCGAAGGCGAAGCTGCTCGCCGCCGACCAGTCGTTCAACGCGCAGTGCGCCGTCACGATCTACAAGGCGCAAGGGCTGCGCGCGTGGAGCACGTACTCGTCGGGCGCGTACAGGAAGTACCTTCGCAACGGCTCGGTGCCGGGCGTGTCCGACACACGCGCAACGCGGCGCACGCTGCCGTATCAGTTCCGCCGCGGCGCCGTCAACGGGCACCCCGAGGATTCGTGGACGTGCCTGCAGCGGCTGGCGCAGGAAGTGAACTGGCGCTGCTTCTGCAACGAGGGACGGATCTACTTCGTGGCCGACGACGACCTGCTCGCGCTGAGCACACCCGTCACCGTCAGCGAGCAGACACCCGGCGTCGCCGCGATCGACTTCGACCTCGACAACGGCAAGGTGTCCAGCGAAGTCACGATCACCGCGCGCGCGTCGCGTTGGGCTGCCGACCCGGGCAGCACCGTGCAGCTGCATGACCTCGGCCCGGCGGACGGCATCTGGATCGTGCACGACGTGCGCCGCAGCCTGTACGACGCGGACGCGACGATCACGTTGCGCAAGCGCGGCAAGCCGTTGAAGGAACCAGCCGCCGACACCGAACAGGTGCCCGACCCACGCACACGCGACGGCATCACGCTCGGCAAGCTGAACGCGGCCAGCGGCGGCAGCGGCGAAGCCGACAACCCGGCGACGAACGCGGTCGAGCAGGCGTACGCCGCGGCGATCTCGATCCACAACCATCACTACCCGTACGTGTGGGGAGGCGGACACGCGCGCGCCGGTGTGCCCGACCGCGGCACCGGACGCGACCCGGGCGTCGGCTTCGACTGCTCAGGCTCTGTCTGCGCCGTGCTCGCCGCCGGTGGACTCGGGCTGCGCCCGGGTGGACCTGCGCCGACGTCCGGCCCGCTGATGTCGTGGGGCGCCGCCGGACCCGGCAGGTACCTGACCGTGTACACGAACCTCACGCACGCGTTCATCGTCTTCCACACAACGAAGGGCAATCAGCACTTCGGCACCGGACAGTGGGGCAAGGGTTGGGGAGGTCCCGGCTTCAACCCGAACATGCATCCGACGTCCGGCTTCGTCGCGCGCCACTGGCCCGAGACATGACAGAGCTGCTCGACCTGATCTCCGACGCGCCACCGGCGCCGCAGTCCGCGGTGCACGGCACGATCGCGAACACACCTGCGTCCGTGGACGACGACCTGTTCGTGACGGTGCAGGCGTTCGACGGTTCGCGCATCCAATGGGGACCGTGCCCGTGGTCGCCCAGCTCCGCGCTGCCGATTCGCGGCGACGACTGCCTCGTCGTCTTCGATGAGCGCGAGACACCGTGGGTGATGACGTTGGCGCCGCCGAAGGGCGGCGGCATCGCGGACGACACGCTGACGCTGTTCGCCGGGCAGCCGAGCACGACCGTTCCGGCGAACGTGTGGACGCCGGTGCCGATCACCGGCGTGATCATGCAGCACGGCGACGACACGTTCCAACGCGTCACGAGCGGGCCGAACGCGGGCGGCATCATCTGTGTGAGCGCAGGCGTGTACGCCGTCACCGCGTCGGTTGCGTTCTCGGGCACGCAACAGACCGGCGAGCGCGCCGTGCGCGTGGCTGCGCTGACCGCCGTGCAGGTGTACGGACTGATCGAGGGAACGCCGACCGTCAAGTCGTCCGTGATGCCGGTGATCACGGGCGGCGAGATGTACGTGAACGAAGGCACGGTGCTCGGGCTGCAGGCGTACTCCGACACGGCGACGGCGCTCACGTCGGCGGCGCAGTCCACGTGGCTGTCGGTGACGCGCGTCGGCACCGGGCCGAAGGGCGACACCGGCGCAGCTGGCACGCCGGGCGCGCAAGGACCGCCGGGCGCAACGGGCGCGCAGGGCGCCACCGGCGCGCAAGGACCGAAGGGCGACACCGGCCTGCAGGGACCAGCCGGGCCGCAAGGCGTGCCGGGCGCCACCGGCCCGCAGGGCGCCACCGGCGCAACGGGCGCGCAAGGTCCTCAGGGACCCGCTGGCGCCACGGGATCGCAAGGTGCGGCAGGTACGCCGGGCGAGGTCTGGTTCACCGGCAGCGGCGCTCCTGCGCCCGCGACCGGCATCGTCGGGGATTGGTACCTGGACTCCGCGAGCGGCACGTACTACGAGAAGACCGGCACGAGCACGTGGACATCGCGCGGCAGCCTGCGCGGCCCGCAAGGCGCAACCGGCGCAACCGGCGCGCAAGGACCGCAGGGCGCCACCGGCACGCAAGGTCCCGCCGGTGCAACGGGTCCGGCAGGACCGACAGGTGCGCAGGGCGCGCCGGGCGTGCTCGCCGTCTACGAGCAGGCAGTCGAACCGACGAACGCACCTGTCGGCGCGATCTGGATCACGAGCGATCCGCCGCCGATCGCGATCGGCACCGGCACGCACGTCACATGGGCCGACCTCGCAGGACACACGCTGTGAGTCCGACGATCGACACACCGCGCGCGATCCGCGTCAAGACATCGACCGGCTGGGCCGACCTCGTGATCCAAGGACCCACCGGACTGACAGGTGCACAAGGACCGCAAGGCGTGCAAGGACCGCAAGGCGCGCAAGGACCGATCGGGAACACGGGTCCGCAAGGACCGCAGGGCGCGACCGGCGCGACCGGAGCGCAAGGCACAACCGGACCGCAAGGACCGACCGGCGCTACCGGGCCAGGTGTCGTCGCTGGCGGTACGACCGGCCAGCTGCTCGCGAAGAAGACGGCGACCGACTACGACACGCAGTGGACGACCGTCGCAACGGTGCCCGCCGTCGTCAACGGACAGTGGCTCAAAGGCGTCGGCGGTGCGGCGGTGTGGTCCGCGATCACTCCGGCCGACGTCGGGCTGCCGAAGATCACGACCACGCCGAACGGCAACACGACACCACCTGCATCCCCGGCCGATGGCGACATCTGGATCATGACGTTCACGCCGTCCGGCAATCAGTACGGGTTCGGGATTACGCGCTGGGCGTTCTCATGGAACGCGGCGTGGGCGGTGTGGCTGTTCATAGGCGGTCCGCCGATCGAAGCTGACATCGACGCATCGGCGTCAACGTCGAGCGGATCGGCCGTCGATCTGACCGGGCCGTACATCTATCTGCCACGCGGCGGCGAGTACCTGACCGAATGGGGCTGCTCGGCTTACCCGAACGTTGCCGGAGTGGCGAACGCCTACATGACGTTGACCGACATCAACGGCAACGGCATCTCAAGCCTGGCGATGAGCCTCTACAACCAGCCTGCGGGCGGCTACATGTCGTCGTACAGCCGCGCGCTGCGTGGCGTCTCGATCGCGGCGGGCGGCGGACTTCATAGCCGGTACAGCGTGTCGAACGCGCAGAGCGTGACGTTCTCTTCGCGCTTCATTCGAACGGTCCCGAGATTCGTGCAGTGAGGAAGGAGACACCATGAGCTACCTGAACCAGGCGGACATCGCCGCGAACGGCTCGATGCTTGCACGCGTCGCGCAGTGCGCCGCGCAGCAGGGCGAGACTGACCCGGACGCGTGGGCGTTTACGCATCGGCGCACGTGGGCGTCGTCGCCAGGCTGGGACGAAGCGTGGGCGTCGGCGCAAGCGTCACACCCTGACGATCAAACGTACGACCCGGGTGCCGACGAGGCCGTCATCACCGACCAGATGATCCTCTCCGAAGTACAGGCGCTGCGCCCCGCCGCCTGAGTGATGGCAGACGTCCCGCACTTCTCGCTGCCGTTCACGTTCGCGTCGCCGCTCGCAGCGGTCAGCGAGCAGGACTCACTCGATGAGATAGCCGACTGCGTGCTCGCGGTCATGCTCTGCCCGCTCGGCTACCGCGTCGAGCTGCCCGACTTTGGCCTGCCCGACCCGGCGTTCACATCACCCGGACCCGACCTCGGTGCGATCCGAACCGTGATCGAACTGTGGGAACCGCGCGCCGCCGTTGTCCTCGACGCGCAGCCCGATCTACTTGACGAACTCGTGGCGCACATCGAGACAACCGTGCGCGTCAGAACGGAGGCGTAACCGTGGGCTACATCGACGTTCCGGTCGCAACCGACCCGACCGACCTGGCCGAAGAAGCGTTCGCGTACATCGAGACGAACGTGCCCGGCTGGCTGCCGTCGCCCGCGAACCTGGAAGCGTGGCTCGTTGAGTCGCTCGCGCAGGTTGCGTCCGAGCTGCGCACGCTGATCACGCTCGTGCCCGAATCCATCTTCCGGTACTACGGAGCGACGGTACTCGGGCTGCCGCCGATCGACGCCGTTGCTGCGGGCGGCACGACCACCTGGACCGCGCTCGACACAGCCGGGTACGCCGTACCCGCCGGAACGCTGCTCGCGATCACACCGCCCGCCTCGTATGACAGCTACGCGTTCGAGACGACCGACGACTTCACGTTCCCGTTCGGACAGACCGTCGTCGCTAACGTCGCGATCCGTGCGATCGACCCGGGCGCCGCCGCGTCCGGGCTGACCGGCACCGTGCAGCCGCTCGACCAGCTCGACTTCATCTCGACCATCACGCTCAACGGCGCAACGTCCGGCGGGCAAGACGCCGAGACAGACGACGCGTACCTGGCACGGCTGTCCGATCTGTTGACGCTGCTCGCGCCGCGGCCGATCCTGCCGAAGGACTTCGCGCTGCTCGCGCAGGCGAACCCGTCCGTCGCACGCGCAACCGCGATCGACGGTTACAACGCGAGCACGAGCACCGCGAACGTGCCGCGCTGCGTGACCGTCGTGCTCGTGGACGACGCCGGGAACGCCGTGCCAGCGCAGGTGAAGTCGGACGTGCTCGCGTCGCTGCAGGCGCAACGCGAAGTGAACTTCCTCGTCTTCGTTGCCGACCCGACGTACACCACCATCGACGTCCAGTTCACGGTCACCTGCTACGCGGGCAATGACCCGACGACCGTCGCGAACGCTGTCATCGCGCAGCTGCAGTCGTATCTGTCGCCGGGCCAGTGGGGCGCACCGGAGTTCGGTGATCCCGGCTCCACGCTCGCCTGGATCAACGACACGCACGTGTGGTATCTGGAAGTATCCGAGCAGATCAACCGCGTAGACGGCGTGCACCGCGTCGTCACGCTGCAGACACGCATCGCCGGTGGCACGTTCGGCACCACCGACATCACGATGCCCGGCGTCGCACCGCTGCCGCGGCCCGGCGCGATCACCGGCACAGCGACGGTCGGATGAACGACTGGCGCCCACTCACCGCGCCGGACCAGCTGGCCGACCCGCCCGCCAACCTGACACCGGACACGTTCGCTGAGCGGCTGTACGCGATGCTGTCGCCGCTCGCAGCCGCGGACGAAGACACCGGCTGGTCGCTGCTGACGTACGTGAACGCGCTCGGCGTCATGTATCAGCTGATCGAAGATTGGGTGCGCGATAGCGAAGACGGCCCGGGCTGGTCGTTGCTGCTCGACGTGAACCGCTGCCCGCCCGAGGCGCTGCCGTGGCTCGCTCAGTTCATCGGCGTGCGTCTCGTCTCCGGACAGACCGACGCGCAAGACCGGCAGCGCATCCTCTCGACGGACGGCTTCCAGCGCGGCACACGCGCAGCGATGATCGGCGCCGCGCAGGCAACGCTGACCGGCGCGAAGACGGTGCTGTTCCGCGAACGGTCCGGCAACCCGGCGCAGTCACCCGAGTACGCGTACATCCTCGACGTGAGCACGTACACATCGCAGACGCCGAACCCGACGCTGACGCTGAACGCGCTGCTCGGGCAGAAGCCCGCGGGGATCATCCTCAACTACACGACGACGCCCGGGCAGACGTGGCAGCAACTCAAGGACAGCGGGCAGACGTGGGCGCAAGTGAAGGCCGCGTACCCAACCTGGAACGACGTCCGCAACGCTCAGCCCGCATAAGGAGGCGGCATGGCGAAGACGACAACCTGGCAGATCCCGTACCCCGACCTCGCTTCGCCCGCCGACATTCAAGGCGTCGATGGAGTCGATGACCTGGCGATCCGTGTTGACGCGTGCCTGACGCAAGTGCGCGCGCAAGGTGCGATCCCCGGCGAGATGAAGATGTGGCCCGGGCCGACACTGCCAGCACAAGCAACGTACGGACATTGGGTCTGGGCTGACGGAGGCGCGTACGACAGCGCCACCTATCCGCTTGCGTCCGCGAACATCTCCCCGAACTGGAAGACGTTCGGTGGGTTAGCCGACCCGGGCGCAGGCAAGTTCCGCGTCCCCGACATGCGCGGCGTGCTCCCCGCCGGGATGGACGCGATGCCCGGCGGCGCACGCGCGAACCGCATCACGCGCGCCACCGCGACCACGCTCGCGGGCCGGACGGGCGAGGAATACCACACGCTCGGCATCTCCGAGATCGCGGCGCACGCGCACACCGTCAACGACCCGGGACATACCCACTCGATCAACGACGTCGCGCATACGCACTCTGTCGCAGACCCGTACCACACGCACCCGTCGCTCGCGTATCCAGCCGCAGGTGGCGGCGCGTCCGGCGTGACCGGGTTCAGCATGACCACGGCGTCGAACCAGGGGAACATCGGCACGAGCCAGAACCCGACCGGGATCACGCTATACGGGTCCGGAACCGGGATCGGCATATACGCCGTCGGGACCGGGATCACGACGTTGAACAACGGCAGCGGCGGCGCGCACGAGAACCTGCCGCCGACCGTGTTCGTGCCATACATCGTGAAGCTGGACGACTGACAGGAGGCGCACCGTGCCCTACGTGTTGAACGATGATCTCGCAGCACACGAGGCGCGCGTCGCGGAGTACGAACGTGCACGCACGCAGCACGACGAGCAGGTCGCCGCGATCGACGCGCAATACGCCGAGCAGTACGCTGCGTGGCAAGCAGAGATGAACGCGATCCAGGCCGCGCAGGTGCAGCAACTCGCGACCTACTATCAGCAGACCGACGCGCCACCGCTGACCGCGCCGCCGCCCACCGCGACACCACCGGCGCCGCCGCCCGAACCGATCTACCCGCCAGCGCCCGTCGCGCCCGACTTCACAGCACCGATGTATGAAGCGCGCGAAGTGACGGAGCCGGAAGAACTCGCCGTGCCCGGCGGTGTCGCGCTCGTGCTGCCGCCGCGTGTCGTGCTCAGCGCGAACGGCGTCAGCTTCGCGATCTCGCACGATGAGCTGGCAGCGGCGTACACAACCGAGGTCCTGACATGAGCGAGTGGTGGCAGAAGGGCTATCCGGGTGGGCCGATGGTCGAAGTGAAGGGCTTCCCGCGTCCGCTCTACCCGCCTGACGCCGCACCGGCGTACACGCCGTCTACGGACGGCGACGACTGCGAAGGTATCCGCCGCACCGTCTCGCGCGCCGGGCGCGCACCGTGGGCGTGGGCAACCGGGCAGAACAAGCGCAAGATGACGAACACGTTCGCGCACGGCGCAGCCGGTGGCAACGTCGCGGACTCAGGCGTCGCAGGCGTGCAACGGCAACTCGGTCTGCAGCCGACCGGCTTCGTCGGGAAGAACACGTTCAACGGGCTACGCTCGATCCGCATCCCGGACGGGCTGCCGAACGCGGGCCAGCCCGCGATGGACGCAACCGCAGTCAAGCTGATCAACGCGCAGTTCGACAAGATGAAGCAGGAGACGAAGGGGGACCCGCGCGACATCGCGATGCAGCATCAGTCGAAGCGCGTCGGCTACACCGAACAGCCGCCCGACTCCAACTTCGACAACCGCAACGACGGGATCAAGATCGCGCAGCGCAAGACAGCGGGCGGCGGCACCTGGCTCGACCGGCAGCCGTGGTGCGGATGCTGGTGCTATTACGCGCTCGACGCTGCAGGCGTGCAAGGACTCGACTCGCACATGGCATCGGTTGCGTCGATCGAGGACTACGCGAAGCAAGGCGCGAAGTGCTACCGCGGCTGGACCACCGACCGCTCCAAGATCAAGCCCGGCGACCTCGCGATCATCGGCGGCTACGGCGTGCACGTCGAGATGGTGCGCGGCCCGGCGCAGTCGGACGGAGGCGTGCCAACCTACGGCGGCAACACATCGCCCGGCACGAGCGGCTCACAGTCGAACGGCGGCGG